CGCAGCTCTTGAAAGAGAGATCCCGGATTTCCGTGAAGTGATTGAGGACTGGGAGCCTGATCTGCCCGCTAATGTAGTGGACATGATTGTGAATCTGGAACAAGGTCCGCTGATTACTTACCATCTGGCTAAGAATCCTGGCTTGGAGGCAAAGTTTAAAAGTGCCCCCGAATATATGCACGGTGTTCTTATCGGTGAAATGCTCGCCGGACTCAAGAGCGCTCCTAAAGCAACATCTGCGCCACCGCCCGGTAAGCCGGTTTCAAGTTCGAAAAGTGCGGCCTCTGATGGCCCGCCTTCTGATCCGGAAAAATACTATGCGTGGGCAAGAAAAAATCTTCGTTAAAGGAAATTAATCATGGCAAATGGCTTTCAGAACCCGGTAATGTACACTGATGAAACTCTTCGAGTCCTGGCGAACAATATCGTCCTGGGCAAGAAGGTTTCTCGCAAATGGCAGAAGGAATTCGGCAAAGAAGCGATGAAGATCGGCGATACCATCAATATCCGCCGTCCTGCTCGTTTCACTGTTTCGACCGGTCAAGCTTTCTCCGGTCAAGACTACACCGAAACCTCGATCCCTCTGGTTGTCAACCAGCAAAAGCACATCGACACTTCGTTCACTAGTGCTGACCTGACCCTGAAGTTGCAAGACTTCTCGGATCGTGTTATCAAGCCGGGTGCTATCCAACTGGCCCAACAGATCGATATCGATGGTTATATCAACGCGAAAAACACCGTTGGCAACCTGACCGGTACTCCGGGCACTTCGCCGAACAACGTTTCTTTCCTGCTGGATATCGGAAAGAAGCTGGATGACTTCTCCGCTCCGCGCGATGGTGGCCGCTACTATGTTGGCGATCAAGGTACTACCGCATCGCAAATCGCATCGCTGACTGGCTTCTTCAATCAGCAAAAACTGGTTGGTCAACAGTATGAAGATGGCATCTTCGTTGACAGCACCAATACTCTTGGTCTGAAGATCGCCATGTCTCAGAACGTTGCCCGTCAACTGGTTGGTCCGCTGGGTGGTACTCCGGCTGTGAACGGCGCTGGTCAATCGCTGGTTTCTGGTTGGGCTAACACCGGCAACCTGATCACCAACGGTTGGACTGCTGCTGTTGGTCTGCGTCTGCGTGCTGGCGATGTGTTCACCATTGCAAACGTGTTCTCCGTCAACCCGGTCACCAAGCAATCGACCGGCCAACTGATGCAGTTTGTGGCGATCTCTGATACTTCTTCCGATGGTTCGGGTAACGCCACCATCCCCATCAGCCCAGCGATTATCTCCGCTGGTCCGTTCCAAAACGTTACCAGCGCTCCGGCATCGGGTGCTCTGCTGACTGTTTCCGGTACTGCCAACACCTCGTATGCTCGTAACCTTGGCTGGCATGAGGGTGCATTTGAACTGGCTGTCGTCAAGATGGTTGACCTGGCTGAGTTCGGTGGCTGGGGTGCTGTGCGTGCTCAAGACGGCTTCTCGCTGCGTGTTTTCCGCCAGGCTGCGATCTCTTCGGATACCGTTGGGAATCGTGTTGACGCTTTGTATGGCTGGGCAACCCCGTACCCAGAACAGGCAACCCAGCAGGTAAGCGCTTAACTGTAGTTTGACACCTGTATATGACATAGTAATAGCGGTAAATTGATTCTATAATCCTTATGCGGGGCAATTCAGCTCTGCATAAGGAGAAATAGATGAAATGCAAAATTGATGGGTGCGAAAAGAAAGTCCATGCGGGAGGGCTATGCAAGTCGCACGATAGGCGTCTTAAGCTGTATGGCAACCCATTAAAAGTAATGCAAAAACAAAACCATGGTATGACAACTGCGCAAAGGTTTATGCAATGGTTTGTTAAAGATGAGCATACTGGATGCTGGAATTGGACAGGAGGCACTATCGGCAAAACAGGTTATGGTCAATTCCGCATAGGCAGTAAAAACTTTGTTGCTTCTAGGGCGTCTTGGATCATATTTAAAGGAGAAATCCCAAAAAATGATTCGAGTTATAAAACTTTGTTTGTTTGTCACAAATGCGATAATCCAAGATGTGTTAATCCAGATCATTTATTCTTGGGAGATCATCAGGCAAATGTTGAAGACAAGATGCAAAAAAAACGTCATCGATATGGAATTAGCGTAGGCGAGTCTCACGGCAATTCCAAACTTGATGAGGCAAAGGTTAGATACATCAGAAGTAGCAGCAAAACGCAACAAGAGCTCGCATCAGAATTCAACATGTCACAAGCTTCCATCTGGGCAGTTATTGCAAGAAAAACTTGGAAACATATTGATTAGATTTGGCTAAATTGGCCCGCGACAGACAGTTTCCTCCCCTTTCTGTCTGCCGTTTTTTTAAGGGGTGTTGAGGCGATAGATGAATACTCAGATTGACTATAGCAATGTTATGCAACCCCAATTGACCGTGGATGAAGGGTCTTGGGAACCGCCCGTGCATAAGTTCTTTGGTAAGAAACTCCCGAATGGGAAGATGGAGCCGGAACCCCGTTACTATCATCAGGAATATCCGAAGATGAAATATTTTGGTGATGAGCGCGGCATCCGAGCAAAGCAAGTGAATACCGTGCAAGAAGAGGCTGCACTTGGAGAAGCATGGCTTGATTCTCCGGAGCCGTTTGGATTTATTGGCGCACCATCTTTTGAACAGATGCTTCAGATGAAAGAAGCTGAATTTGGTGCTGACGCATCTGCAGATCAAGGCGAAGTAATTTCTCCTGCTCCCCGCCGTGGTCGTCCTGCAAAGGCTGATTAATGACTACCGTCGCTACTCTATGCCAAGATGCAGCGTTTGAAGCCAAAGTATTAGGCCAAGATCAGACACTGTATGCTGGGGATGCTCAGTTGATTCTTCGTTGGCTGAATCGAATGCTTGATTCGTGGACGAACGAACGGCAAATGATCTTCAACAATGAAGTGGCGACGTTTACAATGACGGCTGGCGTTGCGACGTATCTTACAAGCGTACTTCCTAAAGGTCGTCCGACTGCCATTACCGCGATGAAGGTGCGGCTGAATAACATTGATTACGATGTTACTTTCATCGACCTATATAAGTGGAATGAAATCAGCTACAAGCTGACTCAATCCATTCCTGATCAATGTTATTACAACCCAAATTTCCCTGATGGGGAAATGAATTTTTACCCTGTTCCGTATGCTGATTTCACATGTACTGTAACAGCAAACTATCCGCTGGGCGGTACTACGGCATTGACACTGTCGGATGATTTGGTAATGCCAGCGGGTTACGAGTCAGCAATCGTAAGTAATTTGGCAGTAGAAATTTGGGAAAGTTTTAAGGGTGGTGAGCCGCCTGCATCGCTGCAAGCAAAAGCAACCAAAGCAAAAGCAGTGTTGAAGAGGACCAATTTCCAGCCTTTGGAAATGAACACTCCATTCGACCAAAAATATGACGATATTTCAAACGCGTTTCTCTATAAGGGTTTCTGAAACGCAAATTTTACAAGGGGCATTACATGTCTGAGCAATTTGAAGCAAAACTTGAAGGTCAAGCCGCTGAAGGTTTCCCGATGATTCCTTTGTCGGACATTGTGGTGATTGAGCAGCATAAGGAAGAAAAGACCGGTGGTGGGATTATCTTGGTTGGCAGCGAACAAAAGTTTCCTTGCGGTCGTGTTGTTGCTGTTGGGCCTGGCCGGGTGTTTTCTTCTTATCTTGATGCTTCCGGTCATCATATGGGCGGCCACGAAGTACCAATGCGTGTGAAAGTAGGCGATTGGGTTACGTTCGGTAAATATCAATCTGGTGGCGAGCCGATCATGATTGAGGGTAAGCGTTATATTCTTTGCCGCGAAGGCGATCTTGCTGGTTTTTCGCGAGACGGCAATCCGGTGTTCATTAAGAACGCTCCTCCGGAGGATTAATGGCCCGTATCCAACTATTCGGCATGGGGATGGCGAGCAAGTCCCCATATGTCACCGCCAAGAACCCTCAAAATATGTATTTTGAGACGCGTCCTGCAGGTGAGAAATCGACGATTGTTGGATACAAAACGCCGGGGCTTGTGTCGTTTGTTGACGGCGGCACTTCTCCGGCCAGAGCGCTTTATGCGTTCGATAAAAACGAATCTGCATATGCAGTGTTCCAAAACAAGTTTTATCAGGTAGGTGCGGCTGGATCTTTAACGGCTATCGGCACTCTTTTGACATTTACAGGCCAATGCTCGATTGCTGATAACGGCAATCAGATCATGATTGTGGATGGTACGTTTGGGTATATCTACAATACGACCACCGGTGTTTTTAGCCAGATCACTGATACAGACTTCCCAGCTAGTCCAACCACTGTCACGTTTTTGGCCGGCCGATTCATTGTCACGTTTGCCCAGCAAAGCCGTTTCTATTGGTCCGATGCATATGACGGTTTGTCATGGGATGCGCTTAATTTTGCCAATGCTGAGACCAACCCGGACCCAAACGTAGCAGTATGGAATTTGAATGGCCAAGCGGTTCTTTTTGGTACGAGAACTACTGAATTTTTTGGCGTCAGTACTGATACCAATCAGGCTTTCGCATCAATTCAAGGAACGGCTACTAAGTGGGGTTTGGCGGCTATTTGGAGTGTCGCTGAATATGACAACTCATTAGCGTTTCTTGCTCGTAATAAGCTTGGTCAGGTCATGATTGCTAAGTTGGATGGTTATTCTCCACTCAAGCTAAGTAATCCAGATGTAGACAATATTATCAACGGATATTCAACGGTAAGTGATGCAGTAGCATATTCGTACATGCTTGGCGGTCATGCCATGTATGTCATCAACTTCCCGACTGCTGGTGATACTTGGCTCTATGACGGATTTACTCAAATCTGGTCTCGACTGAAAAGTTTTGGTATTACGCGTCATAGATCCAATCTTGGTATATCGTTTATGACGTACACGATTGTTTCTGATTATTCTAATGGGATGCTATACAGGCTTACCAATACTGCCTACACAGATAACGGTGATCAGATCGAATCTCAGATCATTAGTGAGAATGTCAGCGATCCAGATCTATTGCAATTGTCGATTGGTAAAGTTCGTGTAGATATGCAGGTTGGCATGGGAGATCCAGGCTTAGAACGTCCGCAAATTGGGCTCTCTGTGTCGCGTGACAACGGACGAACATACGGTGCCGAAATGCTTGTTGATGTGGGCCCGACTGGTAATTACAGGCGTGTTGTTGAGTGGAATAGGCTTGGAACGTCGCGTGATTTTGTATTCAAGCTTCGGATGAATGACCCGTTCAGTTTTACTTTGATTAGCGCAACTATCAATCCGGATAACTAATGGCACTTATCAACCCAGTCCCAGCTACTAACGTAGAAACCGTACTTGGAAATGGTTGGCAGGCATTTTTCCAATCTGTGTACACGATTTGCTTTGCATTGACGCAAAGCGGAACTACAGCGAACCGTCCGACAAAGCTTCTTTGGGTGGGACGGACTTATTTTGATACTTCTCTTGGCATCCCTATTTGGTACAAGGGGCCAGGATGGGTTAATGCATCAGGAGGTGCAGTTTGAAAGAAATTGACGTTAGCTCTCTTCCAATCAAGCATCATTTTGGCGGCGGAATTTACATCAAAGAAACTCATTTCAAGGCTGGTGAAATGGGTGAAAAGCACAAGCATAATTTTGAGCATTTGTCGTATTTGGCGTCTGGTAAGGTAGAATTGGTTATCGACGGGCACGTGACCCGAACGATGGTAGGCCCTGAAGCGCTCACGGTCCAAGCAGATAAAATCCATCAGGTTCATGCCTTGACGGATGTCGTATGGTTATGCTGCCATGCAACGGATTGCACTGATCCGGAGAAAATCGATAACGTCATTATCGAAAGCGGCCATGTCTGACCATATCAAGCTCATTGCACAAGGATTGAATGTTGCACCTATTTATTGGGCGCTTCATCAACATCCTGAACTGTGGAATGAAAACACCGCCCGTACTGAATCAAAAGACAGCCCTCATTATGGGCTAGATGATATCTGGGCGCGCTTTGTACCTTCCAATCCGACACAAGAACAATCATCTGTTTGGTATCCATCTGCCGATATTCTGCGGGTCAAGAAGATCTGCCTTGATGTGATGCATGCGGTTGGAGGAACAGAGCTGGGTGGCGTGCTGATCACGCGTATTCCTGCTGGCAAAGAGTGCCGTCCCCATATTGATCCTGGTTGGCATGCAGCCAAGTATCAAAAATATGCAATCCAGATTACGAGCGCGCCGGGGCAAGAGTTTTGCTTTGAAGATGGATCTCTTGAATCAAAGCCTGGTGATCTTTATTGGTTTAATAACCAGTTCCTGCATTGGGTGACAAACCCTACAAATTATGAGCGAATCACCATGATTGTGTGCATTCGTAAGGAGGATTAATCATGCCATGGGGATACGCCGCCGCTGCTGTAGGAACTGTTGTTGCTGGTTCTATGCAGGCCGATGCAGCAAAAAGTGCTGCTGATTCACAAGCGCAATCTGCGCAGGATGCTCTTGCGCTTCAAAAAGCGCAATACCAAGACACGCAGAACAACATTAATCCGTATCTGCAAAATGGTACTGCTGCCAATAACAAGCTGGCTTATATGCTGGGGCTATCTACTAGTCCGACGACATATGCTGGTCAAAATAGTGCAAAGACGCAAGACAACTTCAATGAAGCAGCTTATCTAGCGGCTAATCCTGATGTTGCCGATAAGTCTAAATGGGGCCAATCGGCATGGGACCATTACCAGATGTACGGCAAGAATGAAGGCCGGGCATTCCAGTATTTGAACGATCCTTCTGCAGATCAAGCAACTGCCGAAGCCGATCCTAATTATGGTTCTCTGCTTAAGAAGTTTGACGCCAATGACTTGGCTAATGATGTTGTCTATAACTCGGGTTTGAAGTTTGGCCTTGATCAAGGAACAAATGCGATCAATCAGCGTGCTTTGCAGTCTGGTAATTATGACTCTGGCGCTACGCTCAAAGCCTTGACGCAATATGCAAATGATTATGGTTCCACTAAAGCCAATGATGCTTATACGCGTTATAACCAAGACCAGACGAACATTTATAACAAATTGACCGGCGCTAGCAATACTGGTCTTTCTGCTGCTGGAACTTTGGCAGGCACAGGTGCTAATAGTGCCAATGCACAAAGTAATTTGATTACAGGCGCTGGGAGTGCTCAATCTGCAGGGACTATTGGAGCAGCTAATGCCGCTGGATCTACTGTATCTGGGTTGAATGGTTTATATAACAATTACAATTCAAATGATTTGCTGAAACAGTTGCTTTCTCAAAACAATAATACTTCGTCCATGTATGGCAGTCGCGGCGGCTTTACGACATCCGATTTCTCTAGCGCAAGTGGATACTAAAAATGGCACTTAATACTGACATCATCTTGCAAGGTCGCCCTGCTTCGGTAGAAGCTCCTGATCCTATGGCGCAGTATGGTAAGGCACTGCAGCTAAAGCAACTGATGACTCAAGGTCAGCTTCAGCAGCAGCAATTGGCTGACGACCAAAGTGCGCGGGAAGCATTTGCTGCATCTGGTGGTGATCGGAACAAATATCTGCAAGCACTGGCGACTGGCGGTAATGTACGGGCATACCAGACTGCGCAAAAGAACTATCTTGATACAGATAAAACTCAAGCGGAGATTTCTAAACATCAAGCCGAAACACAGTACAAGCAAAGCGAAATTCAAAATCAGGCGATTGCGCGTGATCGTGACATGCTTGCCAATGTGAACAATCCTCAAGATGCAGCATTGTGGATCCAAGCAGGTTATCAAGACCCGATTGTAGGCAAGATCAAGTCAAGCATGATGCCACTTGAACAGGCTCTTGCACGCATCCCTACGGACCCAATGTTGTTCCAGCAATGGAAACAACAGAACGCATTGGGCGCGACCAAATATATCGAACAAAACAAGCCTACTTATCAGACAAGAAATCTTGGTGGCACTACCGATACCATTGCATTGCCTGGTCTTGGCGGCCCTGCTCAAGTGGTTAGCTCGATGCAAAACACTGTCAGCCCTGATGCATCGTTGTCAGCAGCGACTCAGCGTCGTGGACAGGATATGATTGACGCTCGTACTCGGCAAGCGCAGGAGCAAGGAAAGCTGCATTACGATGCTGGCAGCGGTCAAGTGGTTAATCTTTCTACAGGAAAAGCAGTTCCTGTCACTGATGCTGCTGGCAATCCTATTCAAGCTCCGAATAAAGCGCTGACAGATGGTCAATCAAAAGCTGCTTTGTTTGGTTCGCGGATGGATAACTCTGGCCGGATTATTGATGAGTTGGCGGCACAGGGCATCAATAAGAGCCTTCCCGGATCTCAGCTTGGGTATGGTATTGGCGCGACTGTTCGCGCTCTAAGCCCTGGTGATTTCCAAAAATTGGATCAAGCAAAGCGCGATTTCATTAATGCGGCGCTTCGCCGTGAATCTGGCGCTGTTATTTCGCCGGAAGAGTTCGCTAATGGTGAAATCCAATATTTTCCTCAACCTGGCGACTCTCCTGCAGTCATCAAGCAAAAAGCAGAAAACCGAGCTATTGCAACACGCGGTATCTTGGCTGAAGTTCCCGAGAATCAGCGATCTGGATTGGTGCAAGGAATCACTGGACGGCCGCAAGCAAGTGCTCTGCCAAATCAAAGTCAGCAAGCACCTCAACAAGGTCAAACATTTGACAGGCTGCCAGACCCTAGCGCACTTACTGGCAAACGAATTCAAGCGCCTGATGGAAGTATTTTGCGTAGTAACGGTACCAAGTGGATTCAGGAGAAATAATGCCTTACGTCCTGTTAGATGATGCTCAACCAACTAAGCCAGCACAGCCGCAAAAAGGCTATGTGTTGCTTGACGACGCGCCAAGAGAAAAAGCGGTTGGCGAGGATAGTTCTTTGGTCGGTTTTGGCGCTGGCTTAGGAAAAGGTGTTGGAACCGTCGCGCTTAACGCGCAGCGCTATCTTGGTAAGGGCATTAATGCTGTTGCTGATTTGATTTCTCCGCCTGAGAGAAACCTCACATCTGTTATTACAGGGCAAGACAATAGCGGCACTGCTGCTGGTCGTTGGTTGGTTAAAGATGCTGAACAAGGGCTGCAAAATCTAAAATCAGAAGTAGCTCCATATAAGGCTGCTAGTCCTATTGCCACGGGCGCTGGTGAGCTTGGAGGTGAGATTGCGGCCACTTTACCGGTGGGGGGAGCATTAGGCCAAGTAGCCAAGCTTGGAGCCCGTGCACTGCCTGCAGCAAGTCCTGTGCTTACTCCGTTGGCAGAATCTTTGGCATCTAGCGGATTCCGTACTGGAGCTACTCAAGGCGGTCTACAAAACCTTGCTACACGCGTGGTTGGCGGGGCTGCTACTGGCGGTGCTTCTGGCGCTTTAGTGGATCCTGAATCTGCTGGTACTTCTGCGTTGATTGGGGGCGCTCTTCCACCAGTTCTGAAGGGTGTTGGTGCGGGTGCTCGCTATGCTGGCAATGTTGCTGGATCTTTGGTAAAACCTTTTACAACATCAGGACAAGAAGAAATTGCAAATCGCGTATTGCGTAAATTTGCAGAAGGCGGTCCGACTGAAATTAATGCTGCTGAAATTATCCCAGGATCTACCCCAACGTTGGCAGCGGCAACGGCAAACCCAGGGATTGCAACGCTTGAACGTGTCGCACGCGATGTTCGCCCGAATGCATTTATTGAACGAGAACAAGCTAATGCAGCGGCTCGAAATAACTTACTTTCTGGGATTACTCAAGATAGAGCGGCTGTAGAGTCTGCAATAGCAAATCGCGATCAAGTTGCAAACGCTCTTTATGGAAAAGCTTTTGACGCTGATGCAATGCGTCAAAGTATGGCTTCTGAAGCGCAAAAAACTCGTGCGCCATTTGCTGGCGTTGGGCTTAGTGCGGCACGTGAGGATCTAGCTACGCCGGGCCTGCGCGAACTAGCTAGTCGTCCTTTATTTCAAAGTGCCATCGAAGACGCTAAAAAGTTGGCTGCAAATAATGGTGTCGATATTGGCGATCCTCTTCAATCTCTGCAAGGATTGCATTACATCAAGCTCGCATTGGATGATTCACTTAATCCACAAGCAAAATCAGCAATGGGGCGGAATGCAAGCAATGCAGTGATGAGCATGCGGGATAAGCTTGCAGACGAACTTGAGAAAGTTGCTCCTTCGTATGGCTCTGCACGTGCTGTTTATTCTGAAATGAGCAAGCCAATTAATGCAATGGAAGCACTGCAAGGGCTGAATTTGACCGATGTAAATGGCAATATTACTTTGGCTAAAGTGTCCAATGCAATCGACAAAATTGAGAGAGAAAGCATTAAGCCAGGCGCGAACAATTTCAAAGCAATCACAGATGAGCAATTGAATGTTCTCCGCTCGATTAAAGCCGACTTGGCTCGTCAATCGAATACTCAACTTGGTCGGTCTGCTGGATCAAATACATTTCAGAATTTGGCAACCAACAACATTCTTGAAAGTGCTGGAGGGAAGTTGCTTTCTTCTGCTGCGGATAGAACCGGTATTTCGGGGATTGTCGGGCAAGTAGGAAAACTTGCATATGGAAATTCAAATGAAGCAATCCGAGATCGCCTCATTAATCTATTGTTGAGCCCGCAAAATGCTGTGCTGAAAGAACCAGAACGTG